AGATGTCAATGCAGATAGAAAGAAAGCAATGGACTATTATTTACGTAGACCATATGGCAATGAAGTATCAGGCAAAGCATCTGTTGTAACAGGTGAGGTAGCTGAATCTATTGACGGTGCACTGCCGCAGCTCATGAAAGTATTTACTCAGACTACTGATGTTGTTGAGTTTACACCACAATCAGATGGCGATGCTACAGTAGCAGAGAATGTAACAGCTTATGTTAATCATATATTTCATAAAGATAATGCTGGTGCTATCATCATGCATAACTGGTTCTTTGATGCACTAACACAAAAGACTGGTATTGTTAAAGCATATTGGAATGATGACAAAGATGTTAATGAAGAAACATATAAAGGTTTATCACAAGACGAGCTAACAGAGCTAACACAAGACGATAACGTAGAGATCATAGAGCAAGAGATGATTGAGATACCGTTAGATACTGTTGATAACAAAGCTCAGATGACTAATGAAGTAGGATCATTACACCAAGATATACCAGAGCCTATATATGTTTATAACGTTAAGATACGTACAACAGAGAACAATAGCAGAGTAAAGATAGAGAACGTACCACCAGCAGACTTCATGATTGATAGACACAGCGATAACATATCAGATGCTAGGTTTGTTGCACAGCGTAAGATGCTAACAAGAGCTGAGCTGATTGCGATGGGTTACGATCAAAGTATTGTAGACGATCTATCAGAAGATAGCGATATACAACTAGGTAATGTTAATCCAGTTACAGGCTTTAACGAAGTAGATACAAGTAATGCAGACAAGACACAAGAGCTTATTGCTACATATGAGTGTTACTTAGACATTGGTGAAGATGATGGACTAGCTAAGAAGCACAGGATAGTCTACGCATCTAATACTATATTAAGTGATGAAGAGATAGACTACGTACCATTCTATAGCTTATGTCCATTCCCAGTACCTCATGCATTCTATGGTCAATCTATGGCTGATAGAACAATGGAACTACAGTTCATTAAGTCTACGATTACCCGACAAATGCTAGACAATCTATACTTAACGAATAACAGTAGAGTTGGTGCAGTAGAGGGACAAGTAAACTTAGATGACTTACTTAACTCAACTGCTGGTGGTATCGTTAGAATGAAGAATCCTAATGCTATCGTACCTATGACAGTACAAAGTAGTGCTGGTCAATCATTCCCAATGCTAGAATACTTAGATGGTGTACAAGCTAAGAGAACTGGTGTTAGTGATATGAATCAAGGCTTAGATGCTAACGTATTACAGAACGTGAGTGCTACTGCTGTTGCTACTATGACAGCTCAATCACAAGGTAAGCTAGAACTCATAGCTCGTATCTTTGCTGATACAGGTATCAAACACTTAATGAAAGGCCTATTGCATCTTGTATGTAAGTACCAGGATAAACCTAGAGCTATGGCTATCAATGGTAAGCCTATGAACATAGACCCAAGAGAATGGGATAACCAATACAATGTTAACATCAACGTTGGACTAGGTAATGGTACAGGTGATGAGAAGGTTGCTATGCTACAGATGGTATTGGCTAAACAAGAACAGATACTAATGCAGTATGGGCTAGACAATCCTTTAGTTAATATAAAACAATACAGAGAAACACTTGCTAAGTTCATTAACGCTTCAGGATACAGAGACGATGCACAGTTCCTAAGTGAGATAGATGACCAGAAGATGCAAGAGGTAATGCAAGCTGATGCACAACAAGATAAGACACCACCAGAAGTAAAAGCATCACAAGAGATTGCTAAGGCAGAGATACAGAAAGCTCAGATGAAAGCACAGACAGATGCACAAGTTAATCAGTTGAAGATGCAAGAGCTACAGTTCAAAGTACAAATGGAACAACAAGAGCTAGCATTACAACAGAAGCAACAAGAGTTAGATAGTGCTAAAGAGTTACTGAAGATAGAAACAGAGAGAGCTAAGTTAGATGCTGATATTGCATTGCATACTGCTGAGATAGCACAGAAAGAAAGAGCTAACGATGACAAGAACACAACTGATGACCTTAAATCTATGATTAATGCTGTAGATAAGATAGCAAATATTAGCAATGTCTAGGAGACAGATAGCAGAAAAAGTAGGTGATATGTTTGCTGACTGGTTTCGTAAAGATAAAGAAGCACAGGCAGAAGCAGTAACAAGGTTAAATCTACCAGCTAATAACACAGCACAAGACCGAGCTAAAGCTATGGGATTTAGTGATGAGACTTATTATCATGGAACTAATAAAGACTTTGATAGCTTTGACATAAATAAATCTGGAGATAGTTTCTCTGAGTATGAAGGAGCAATACCTAGAGATGGTATATGGATGACAGATAATCCATCACAGGCTGATTGGTACGCAGATATTGCTAGAAAGGGTTTGTATGGTGAGAAAGATATTGGTAATTCTGCAATATATCCTTTAAAAGTAAGAAGTAAAAATCCTTATAAAGTTCCAGAGCAAGACTGGTTAGACGAAGGCGAGTCAATTGTTGATGATGTTGCAAATATGAGAAAAAAAGGATATGACAGCACACAACTAAATCAAGCTGAATATACACACATTGATGATGTATATCCTAATGGTGCAAGTAACAAACAAATAAGTGAGTATTGGAATAACACACCAGTAAAACAAGGAGCTAATCATGTTCAATCTTACTCACCAACTAATGTAAGAAGCCCACTGGCTCACTTCAATCCTAAATATGCTGGAGTTGGAGCTGGTTCTATACTATCAGCTGACTTAATGGCAGACGAACTTGACCTAGAATATAAAGGCTTATTAGATGAGTAGAAACATTGCAACTAAAGTAACTGACATGATGGCAGACTGGGCAAGGAAAGATGCAGATGCTCAGACAGAAGCTGTTACTCGTCTAGGCTTACCAGCTAACAACACAGCTAAAGATAGAGCTAAGGCAATGGGTTTTAGTGATGAGACTTATTATCATGGAACATCTCATGACTTTGATGAGTTTAATGATGTTACTACATATGTATCACCTAGCCCTGAATTAGCAACTGACTTTGCATTTATGGATAACGCTGGTGGTTACGCATTGGAGGGTGTTGAACTAACAGATGATATGCTATACAACAGAAGAGTTTTAGGTGGCTACTCTAAGCCTAACATTATGCCTTTAAAGGTAAGAGTAAATGAAACATTTGATAACAATAACCCTTATGCTGTAGATGAATTAAAAGGTAGCTTTTCTAACTCTGAACAATTAGATAATATACAGCTAGATAAAATTAGAGTTGGTAACTATGCAGATGTTGAAGATGCAATACCTGTTTTAAAGAAAAAACAATATGACTCTGCTTTAGTTAAAGAGAATGAATCTGATGGTTTTGCTGGTGATGTTGATAACTTAGCAATATTTAATCCCAATGGTAATATTAGAAGTCCATTAGCTCACTTCAATCCTAAATATGCTGGTATTGGAGCTGGAGCAGTAATGTCTGGCAACCTAATGGCTGATGAGTTAGACCTAGAATACAAAGGACAAGAGCCAAGCACATGGGATTCTCTAATGAATACTATTGGTGGTGTTAATCAAGAACAAGCACAAGCTTATGGCGATACAGGTGCTGGAACAATGGAAGGAACAGCTAACATAGCACATATGCTAGCAACAGACCCAGCAGTAGCTGGTGAGGTTATTGGTGGTGGTGCATTATCATTAGCTGGAGCAACATCTCCGTGGATAAAAGGATTTGGTGCTGGACTATTATTAGATTCAGGTGAAGCATCAGCATCTCCTAAGTATTCAGATGAAGACTTTATTAAAAAACTAGAAGGAAGGTAATGAGTAGAAGAGTATTAGCAGAGCAGTTAGCAGATTGGGTAAGCTCTTTTACAAGCAAGCCAGCTAAAGGTGGTTTAGATGAGTTACTATTAAAACCACAAGTACCATTACAACATGGTGATAGCGTTGCTATTGGTGGAAGTCCAATACCTTTACGTTCAACAGATAACTACACATACAAAGGCGATTCAGTTGCTAACGATGGTTTAAAGATTACTGAAGATGGTATCTTTCATAACAGACCAAGCATACTAGATGAATACACT